ATCTGTAGTATCAGCTACTGGTGCTGGAGTATCAGCTACTGGTGCTGGAGTTGCTGCAGCACCATGTGAATGGTGCGACGGATGGGTGGTTGTCGCAGACCATGGTGGTGCTTGCTCTGTTACAACTGGAGCACTATCAGCAGATGAATCACGTACATGGAAATGCTCATCAAGCATTTGCTTAAGCTCATCAGTAGACTTAAGAGTAAATACATCTTTAAGGTTATGAACACTATCATAGATACTCTTTTGCTTCTCTTCATCAAACCCAAGCTTACCTACACCAGTAAAACGTGAACTAACATAAGTAGGATAATCACCTTGCTGCTCAACCTTAACTTTAAAGTTAACACCATCATCCCCGAGATCAAATACCTTAGCACCGAACTCTTCTGAGTCCTCACCTTCAATAGCTTCGTGAATAATCTTCTGAAGCTGCTTACCATAACGAAGAAGTTTAACCTTACCGTTATTATCTGGGTTAGTAGGATCATCTACAACAAAGACATTAACAAGCCATTTCTCCATACGACGGAGGGCATTTGCCTTCTCTTTCTCTTCATCAGTTCCCATACGAGAGAGACGGAAACGCTCTTCTTGAATAGGGCAACGCTCTTCAAACGTTTGAGGAGATAGAGTCTGAACATACTGACCATTAGCGAAAGAGACCCAACCCATATTATAATAATGGAAGAAGGTATCTACTGGTGATGGAGAGTATGGAAGTAAACGGACGGTATATGTATTACCGGGCTTACATTGGATGATCTCAGAGAACTTGGATTGCTTTTTTGAATCAGAGGCCAAGGCTCCTTTGATACTTTCGAACATGGACATATTAAACGCACTCATAATTATTATATTGTATACTATTTTTGTTTGGTTTCAACTATTGTTTTTATTTTGGTTATACCATCTTTAGCCTTTAACTTGTAAGTTGCAGAGCCAGAGAATTTTGTGCGCGTACGCGCGAAAACTGTATGAAAGTCTTGAACGATGAAGTTAAGAATACTATTCTCAACTGATTTAATTGTCTTTTCAACATCCAAGGCATGTAACAAATAAAATGATAACCTATGTTCTTGCAAATGCAACAAACAAGTTGGCATATTTCCTGTTATGTGTATTCTATACTCATCTACTGACATGTTATTATCTATACAGTAAGTGTATATAAACTTTAAACCTTGTTTAAGGTTAGCTATATTCTCTTCTGTATCAGGATTAGATGTTTCCCGTTTTTTCATGTATAGTGAGTAACACTTTAACGCCTTTCTTGTATTAAAGAATTGTAAATCAAAATACTCATCCTTAGAGTATACTTCAAACGGAGCAGCAAACCAATCTCGATAGTTAACGTGGTTATGCTTCATGAAGAATCCAGATAGTCTCTTTAGTGAAACAAAGTCTTCATCTTTTAGCTTACTAAAATCTTTCCTAAACTTAGTAGGTTGGTTTTTAGCAGATCTAGTAGCATATAGATAGCTATTATATATCTGCTTCTCACGCTCACTTACCATCTACCCATATTATAGACATGTCTGTGCAATAATCAACTAATCCTCTTGAAAGATTGTCTTATTTTGATTCAAGTACTTAGTTATATACTTGGATTCAGCAATCTGTGGTTCAAACTTAAGGAATAAAGTAACTAGTTCAAAGTTGTTGTCGACAGTTAGTAATACTTTAAGTATATTACGCAACTTTGACTCTCTAAGTATCAATACAAATACATTCTGTGGTGATAATTTCTTACCTTTTAGTAGACAACAGAAAGTACAAAAGCATAATAGTAGATGTTCTACTTCTTGTGTGGCTATATTACCAGATGGTGACTGTATCTTCGGTGGTTGCATCATTATATCATTATAAATTTCTGACTAAAGGCCATAAACTTGTCTTCAAGCTTACCTCCAGCCAAATTATGAGAACCACCACCATCACAGAGCTTCTCTGCTAACTCACCTAAATGTGCTTTGCATCCTTTTCTCTTTCTAAATGTAACAATCTTACGATCCAAGTTAACCATGATCGCGATATCAGCATCATACTTATCAATTATGTAGTTTGCTACTTCATTAACTGTAGTAGTTACAAACGTTGATACAATCTTATTCTCTTTACCATGAACAACATACTTTGGACTATCCAGTTGTTCTACAAAGCGTTTAAAAAATAATTTTATGGAGCCTTTCTCATGAGGGGTATATTCTCTTAACCCATCAGCGAATGCTTCAATAAACTGGTTTACCTTTGGTCTATTATAACCATAGTAGATTGCATTTAGCTTTGCAGGTTCAATTTCCTTAGGAAAGTCAAATGACCAACTATCATATTGATCAATTAACCTAACTAGCTCTTTTTGAGCATCTGTTAGGTTAAGTTTAGCTTCAAATTTATCAGCAATTAATTTTGTACATGAACTATATTCTTTAATTATAGTTTTAGCTTTAGTATATTTTGCAATATGCTCTACATGTGATGCGTGATGATCTATTATTACAATATTCTCACGATTAATTGCTTCAGCTTGTTCTTCACTTAAGGCAAGATCACAAACAAATATCTTATCAAAATGGTCTAAAGTATTCCAACGACTTTTAAACTCGTTTAAAATATTCCACTCTGTAGTATCAACGATAATAACTTCATGATCAGTAAATAGCTTCTTTAGTAATAATGCCGAGCCTGCGCCATCGAGATCGTTATCTGTAAAGATCAATATATTCACCTAGAATATTTAACCTGCAATTTACATAAATCAACTACTGAATGCAGCTAGTGATTGCAATGCAGTATCATCTTCTTCAAGGTCTATATCATCTGCTTGCTCAATAGTTAGAGTCTCATACTTAATCCTCATTGCTTGAGTCATACCTCTTGGACCGTATCGATTCTTCATCATACCTAATCTAATAATACCTAAGTCCCTATCTTCATCATTCTGAAAGATAGACATAATAACATCAGCAGTAGCAGCCAACCCAATCGATTCGGAGATAGTAGCTAAATCAGGATTATCTTGATCAAAGCCAGCTCTATTTAACTGTGTAGCACTAATAATAGGGCAATTGAATAGATATGACATTGCTCGGCACTTCTCAGTAACGTTCTTAATACGCTCATATGAGTTAGTACCTACAGTAGAGTGAATTAAGTTAAGGTAATCAATAACAATTGCATCTAACTTAATACCTTGATCACCAAACTTCTTAATATAAGCTTGTATCTGACCTGGCGTAACAGTCGATGGTGGAAACTCTTTAATAAAGATCTGTCCAGGCTCTTCTTTAATAGCTGCTCGTAGTGATGCACCATTAATAGCCATTTCCTTCATAGGAATCTTAGATATATTAGCACAAACACGTCTTGCATAAAGTAGCTCCGACATTTCTAAGGTAATAAGCAATACATTCTTACCTTGATTAGCAATATTAGTAGCTACATTACCAAGAAAGATAGACTTACCAATATTAGTTTCACCAGCAAACACATACAACGATTTACCTGCTTGTAAGAAACCGCCATCTAGAGCATCATCAAGCCATTCCCAATTGGAAGGTATCTTATCTTCAACAGTATTCATATCTTCGATGATATGATCGATATCACCATGAATATCTAAACCTAAGTCAGTAATAAGACTAATATTACAACTCTTCTCAAACTTATCTAATACACTCGAAGTATCTACCTCACCAGATGCGACATCCTCAGCCACATTTAGCATCGTATAATATACAGCTTTCTCTTTTAAGAACTGCTCTGTATTCTCATACAACTCATCTTTATCTAAGCCTTTATCAATATCAGAAAAGGACTTAACTAATCTCTTGAAAGATTCTTTCTGCTCATCCGTAATGAGATAAGACTTAATCTCTGTATTAGTAGGAATCTTATTCCTCTTCTCATTAAAATCCTTAATGATAGTAAAGACGTTAGCAATATCTTTATTCTTAAAGTATTCCGGCTTTACATGATCTGCAATAGTACTTAGATAACCGCTATCAGTAAGCGATTTAAACATGAGAACGTTCTCAAATGTATCTAAACAAAGTCTTGCCATCTTTATTAGTATAAAGTAGTACAGATCATAATCAAGCTAAACCTTGACAATCTTTCCTGCATACTTATCATACTTTTTCATGAACCAATCTTGTCCTGCGTTCCAATCATCTGTAAAAGACTGCAAGCCAGGTGAAGCATGTGTGATATATGCATCTACAACACCACATTTAAGTCCAGCTAGGGATGCATCTAGAGTATATGCTATATCGTAGAAGTGGAACCCGGCAGGGCAAGATTCATCAAAACGTATCTTCTTGAACGCCTTTCTTGATATAGCTAAGAACACCCCATCCATGACAATAGCAGGGTGCGGGTACGTTCCAAAAGCTGTCATTGATTTTTGATGATCATTTATATGAGCTACAGCTCCGTGTAAGTTACCACTACCAAAACCGCCACCTAATAAATGCCATAACGCAGGTTGCTTGAGATTTATTTGTGATGCACCAGCTACCCCCAGTACATCATACGTTTCAAAGTGTATTTTTAACTTCTCATAATCAAAGTTTTCAAGAATAATATCATCATGACATAATATAATGTGATCCAAATTCTCTTTAATAGCAAAATCAATTGCTTTATTATATACCTTTTGCAAAGAGTCTTTATTACCCTCTTTAAAGTATACATCTAGCTCTCTATCTTTAGTTTGCCAAAGTAAAGTGTCTTGTCTCTTACCTTTAGTAGCAGAGCATATAAAAAGTTTATTATCCATATTACAAAAACATAAAAGGTGATTCGTGTTTAAATGTACCAACCTTATTAAATCGATTAGTATTCTTATTAAGCCTCATAATCGTACCTTCCTTCAATTGAGTATAATCTTTACCAGGTATTGTTGAGAAACAACCTGTTCTATTATAATGTAGTATAGACCCTACACGAGCAATATATAATTCATTTGTATCACAATCAACAATCGATACAGCAAAGGATCCTTGACACTCTTCAAGAGCCTGACGAATATATCTAACTGGGTTAGTTCCTTTACCTCTATCATCTTCCATAAACTTCTGAATCAGATTAACAATCAAAGATGTATCAACAGGATTCTCAATATATGGAAAGTATCTATTACGAAGAGCATCTGCATTAGTCAAAACACCGTTATGGAATACCATAAATGATAAAGTATCAAATGGGTGTGACGTTTCATAAGTCCATTTACGTTGTGCAGATGTAGGTGCTTGAACATGACCTAAGTAGTACTTAGTTCTTGTAGATAACTTAATATCGTCAAAGTCAATCTCACCTTCTTTCTTAAAGATATATTGATCATCATACGTTAGTTGTACACAACTACTCGCGAATGTCCCTCGATCTTTATTAGCCTCGTACAAGACCTCTAGCATAGATTCACTTGGCGTTCCAAATATCGCGCACATATAATAATATATAGTCTATACTTACAACTTTTCAAGTGTCGTGTTTTGATCATTACGATATTTAGCAGTTATTGTCTTACTTTCTTCTTCTCTACCATAATATAAACGAAACTCTTTAGGAATCCGCCAGAAGAAGTCCATTACCCCTGTTTCTTCATGGAAAGCAAACGTATAATGAGGATACTGAATACCATCTACATCAATCCACTTTTTACGCTTCTTTTTAGTCTTTTCAATACCAAACCTCTTAAGAGTATTGGTACCTAAGCCACCAACCTTGAATAAATCATCACTACTGCGGTAAGGTCGCATTGCAACAATGTTTTTAGCAGTCTTTTTACCTACTCCAGATAGAGCTCGAAGCTCTTTATCATCCATTTTATTGAAATCCTTATAACTTAACTTCTGCATATATATAATTATAAGATAGTTCCTTTTAATTTGCAACTTTTTCTATTATTCCTACAATAGTTGTATAAATAATATCATATGAGTTCGTTCAACAATCTATTTAATAGGATGGAAAGCCTTAA